TCTTACAGGTACAGAGTTTGCTGCTGATGGTGCAAACATAACAAACGTAGATGCTGTTACACTTGACGGTATAGACAGTTCACAATTCCTACGTAGTGATGTAGTGGACACCAAGACTGCAGGTAACTTAAACTTTAGTGATAACGTCAAGGCGCAGTTTGGTACTGGCAATGACTTACAGATTTACCATGATGGTAGTAACAGTGAAATTATAAACACGTCTTCTGGACACTTTTTATTAGGAAGTGCCTCTCGAATTATCTTAGCTAAAAATCCATTTGAATATATGGCTAACTTTCAATCTGATGGGGCAGCTACTTTATACTACGATAACGCAGCTAAATTTGCCACTTCCTCAACAGGTATTAGTGTAACTGGTACTGTTAATGTCCCATTTAAATCAGTTTCAACATATACTGTTTCTGGAATTAATGGCGGTGCTGTTGATACAAATGGTGGAGACATTGTTACTGGTCGTATTTTCTTTACAGGTAGTAGTGACAGTGGTACTGAACTATTTGGCTTTAACAACGAAAGCACTGGTCTAACACTTTATAATTATGTCGATGGACATTATGCACTTTATGTTGCAAATAGCAATAATATAGGTCTTGGAACAAGTACCCCTGGTGGTAAGTTAGAAGTAAACAGTAACTCTAGTTTCCCTATTATTCGTGCTCGTTATAATTCTTCTTATTATACAGATTATAATTCAAACGGAATTACATACAACGGGTCTGGACAAACATTTAACTTTATTGATAATGGCTCTACTAAAGTAACCATTGCTAGTGGTGGCAATGTTGGTATTGGTATTACAAGTCCGACTGCAGCATTACATGTTGCAAAGTCTAGTGGCAACACAATTATTAACCTGCAAAGAACAAATGCAAATACTACTGGCAGTGTTGGTACAATTCAATTTAGTGCATCAGACGATCATGCTGTAGCATCAATTGCTGCGTTTGGTGATGGTGATGACGAAGGGGCGTATCTATCTTTCCGCACCACAAGTGCAGCAACCACAAACAGTTGGTATACTGGCACCGATGAAGCAATGCGCATTGATAGCAACAGAGACATTAGATTTTATAATGACTCTGGAAATGTCAATCTCTTTTGGGATGCAAGCACAATGGCGTTGGGGATTGGTACTGGTACTACTACTCCTACTAACCCTATAACTATTCAACAAACGTCAGTTCACTGGCCCTACATTGCACTAACAAACAGTTCAGGTGTAACTAAATCTCAATTTGGCTATCAAGTTAATGATGACCTTTTGGACATTGTTGCTAATAGTGGCGGTATAAAGTTTAGAACCAACAACACCGAACGCATGCGTATCAACAGCTCTGGGTATGTTGGCATTGGCATTGCAACCCCATCTCAGGAATTACACGTACATACTACAGGTTCTGGCAATGCAGATATTAGATTAACAGGCAACAACCAAACATCCACTTATATGGATGTATATAGTGGAACGACAAGTTCTGGGCTATGGGTTGCTGGTTCTTCTGATATGAGGCTTGGAACAAACGCAACAGCACGACTTACCATAGATACATCAGGCAACGTCGGCATCGGCACCACAAGTCCATTAGCAAACTTAGACGTTGTAGGTACAACAGCAGGGTCAGGCACAGCAGATACTGTATTTAGACTATCTCAACCTGCGTCTACTATCGGTGCGCACAATGAAATACGTTCAGGTGTTACGTCAGGAACAGACCCATATCTTGCATTTGCTGTAAGAGAAGGTGCAAGTCCATATAATACAGTAGAACGTATGCGCATCGACAGCTCTGGTAATGTTGGCATTAACACTACAAATCCACAATATCAATTACATGTAGATCATGGTTCAGCTACTTACAGTTCATTTTTAGATGGGGATGTAATTCTTAGGTCTAATGGTCCTGGGTCTTGGAATGACGGACTAAATATCTTAGATAACAATGCAAATGGGTGGGCGGGAATTACTTTCCATAGAGGTGGTTCCATTAATGGTGCTACTACCAATAAGTATTGGACAGGGTTAAGATCAGGCACAAACAACTATATTATGTTTGGTGCACCGTTTTCTGGCATTCAATCTGCATCTAATATATCTGCACCTCGTGATGATATAATATTTGAACATAAAGCTGGAACAACAGGTTATCCTTTTGAGTTTTATGTTCCTGTTAACTTTGGTCAAGAAGTTGGCATTGGTACTACCAGCACTACTAATTCTGGCTTGCGTGTTGCGAAAGGAACAATTGACGGTACGTCTGATCCTGATTTAGTGCTGCATTTTCAAATGGATGTTGCAGATACCACTGTACCAAATAAAGGCATTGGCGATGTAACAGGAACAAGATTTGGCACTTATACAAATGTTGATGCTCCTGGTGGTCAAGGCATGGACACAGGTGGTAACCTAACAGGTATTGATTTAGGTGCTGCTCCTATTGAGGGTATCAGTAATGGTGATGATTTTACTATTTCGTTCTTCTGTAAATTAGATACAACTTTTACTAATAGTTATGTTGGTCTTTTTACTTCTTGGAGTACGCCTAATAATTTCTGGTTTGGTTTAAGAAACGTAGGAGGTGAGTACGGATTCCACACCAATCAGCAAAATGGCAGTCAATATATAGACCTTACTGCCTCAACTATTGATCCAGGGATAGGTTCATGGCATCATTGGTGTCTAGTTAAAAAAGGCACAACTTTTTATGCATATTTTGATGGACAACTACATGCGTCAGGAACGGGCACAGGTTCTATAACTGGCTGGTACGATGGAACAAGCACTGGAAGTACAGGTACAGGTACAGGAACCCGTTATCATACAATTAACGTAACAAACTACACTACGAGTTATGCTACAGACCATGCTTTAAGTGACTTTAGGCTCTATAAAAGAGGTTTAAACGCTTACGAGATTGCAGAAATTTACAAAATGACAGGTCGTCATGCTGCACCTGTTGAACCTCAAACTGGCAATATAACACTTCCTGCAGTTAAAGTTAAATCAAGTGCCGCCAATGTACCTGCTATTGCAATTCAGCAAGTACAGCCTGAAGGTGACACTATTATTTTTGCTGACTTTGAACCATATGTTGAATATAACATTATGGCAGATAACAGTGCCGATACAATTCTTTTCAACTCTGGAACATCTACAAATAGCCTTGGCTCAAGAACGGTTTACAACGGTCAAGGTACAGCTAGGACTGCTTACGCAAAAGTATCGGTAGAACTAAATACAGGTAATCTTATAGTTGGCGGTAATGTCGGTATCGGCACCACAAGTCCATCTGCTAAATTAGAAGTAGAGTCCACAGGACAAATTTTATTATTAGGCAATGTTAACTATCAAGATCAATATATGAGATTTAGAACTCAAAGTGATGGTATTGATTTTGGACTAAAAACAGGTGTTGGATCAAATGGAGCTGCTGTTATCAAAACTGGCAATCTCAAAGGCTTTGGTGTTGCAGCTGGTGAAACAAATACAGCATTTGGTAACTTAACAGATGCTAATATAGACTTTTTTATTAAAGATGATGGTAAAGTTGGTATTGGCACCACAAGTCCAACTTGGGCAGTAACAGTAAATAATCAGTCAACTGCAAACTCCTCAACAGGTACTATGCTCATCAGTACTGCACTTAACGGATCAGGTGAAGGTGTTGTAATTGATTCGTCAACTAGAACAACAAACGACAATGCAGTTGCAATGTTTAAAACAGTCAACAGAAGTGGTAATGTTGCATTCGAAGTTCAAGTTGATGGTAAAGTCGGCATAGGCACTACAAGTCCTCAAGAAGAGCTACATGTTAACGGAGATATTTATGTTGCAGAAAACAATGGTATTATAAGACCTGCTGAAACAACTAAATATGCCAACTTCCCTTCAGGACTTGTTTACAGATACTATAATAACCCTACCGCATCTGTACACCCATTAAATCGTTTTGATCTTACTAACAGAATTAAAAATAGTTCATCCTTATTAGAGTGGGGGGTAACTTCAACCGTAAACGGCTTTACTAAAAATAGTGATTATTATCAAGTAGAGTTTCATGGCTATTACTGGGCACCTACAGAGGGGCTTTATGAGTTCGGTATTGACTCTGATGATGCTTCCGATTTCTTTATTGACGGTGTAAGGGTTGCTGATTTTTACCAAGGACACGGTGTAACTGGTACTTATTCTGGAGGTGCTTATGCTTATCAAAATTCTGGGCAAGCTTATCTTCAGGCAGGTTGGCATAGACTGTATGCGAGATTTTCAGAAAACAGTGGTGGCGACGAATGTACTCTTTGGCACAAGGAGCCAACTGGAAGCTTTGAAATAATTCCTGCCGATCATCTTTACCATAGTGCAGAAGACCTTATAAGAGCAAGCACAGGCACGTTTCAAATATATGGAACCACACAAATACATGATGGCTCTTTACAAGAAGAGTTTCGTGGACTTAGTGGAACCAGCGTAACGTGTGATCCCGATACAGCAGGTGCATTTGCTTTGATAATGTCAGGCAATACTACATTTACATTTGGTGGGACTTCTAGTGGATGGTCGTCTTCTTTTGTGTTACAACTGGTTGGCAACGCATCTACTGCTTATACTGTTACGTGGCCTAGCTCTGTTGTATGGTCAGGAGGTACAGTACCAGATGCGCCAGGAACTGGTGAATTAGACATGTATGTGTTCTACACAAGAGATGGTGGAGCAACATGGTATGGGGCACAATCACACGATGCTGCCGCATAAATTTTAGCATAAAGGAGAAAACAATGGCTAAAGAAAAAAAGGCTACTGTTATCACTATTGATGACGTAGATTACACAGAAGATCAACTTACAGAGGAACAGAAGGTACTGATTAATCATGTTGCCTCACTAGATCAAAAGATTAACTCTGCTAAGTTTAACTTAGATCAACTATCTGTAGGCAGAGATGCATTTATGAAAATGCTGCAGGAATCTCTTACTAAAGAAGAAGAAGCTGCCGCATAAGGAGTAGCTAATGGCCTTTTCACAAAATCCTTTTTCCGTAGCCAGCTTCGGTGAAAGCTATGAACAGGCCGATGTTACGATCACGGTAACTGGGTTTGCTGCTACATTATCAATAGCAGATGTAACCGTAACTGCAAGTGCTACCGTTGTACCTACAGCAGTAGAAGCTACAGGCAGTATCAATGATGATGTTAGTGTCACTGGTACTGCACTGTTCAGCATTACTGGGGTACAGGGCACAGGTGAGGTAGACACAAACTCTGTCGTTATAGCTGATGCACTAACAGTTATAACAGATTCGTTTGAAGCTACAGCTACCGTTGATCCAAACTCTGTAGTCACTGCTGGTGCTACTGTTGTACCAACTTCAGTTGAAGCTACGGGTGAAATAAACGATGCTCTGACCATTACTGGTACTGCATTGTTTAGCATAGTCGGTGTTGAAGCCGAAGCAATAACAGACGATCCTACAGTTAGTGGAGATGAAGTCACTGTTGATGCAGATGCATTAGTTGTAATCAGTGACTCGTTTGAAGCTACATTATCGTTAAACGGTAACGTTACAGTAACAGGTACTGCCGTTGTTGTACCAAACGCAGTTGAAGCTACAGGTGTAGCAGACAACAATGTAACGGTTACGGGTACTGCACTATTTGATATAGGTGGCGTAGAAGGTACAGTACAGTTTAACGGAGACAACGTTAATGTCATTGCAAATGCTGACGTTGATCTTACAGGACAAAGTGTACTAGGCACTACCGCCGTAAACACTGTCACTGTTACTGCAGGTGCTACCGTTGTAGCAAGTAGTGTGTCTGCAACATTAAGCACTAATGATGTAACAGTACTAACTACAAGATTTGATTATGCTGCACTAAAAGAACTTTACAGTAGAGTTCGTACTGCATACATAAAAGAACTAACAGACAATACTACAAGAACAGTATTTGTAAATGAGGTTCCCTATACCACAGTTTACGTTGAACCACAACCATCAGAAGCAAGAACAGTTTATGTAGAAGAAGCACAGAATAGAACAGTATATATTGAACCCCAACCTTCTGAATATAGAACAGTATATGCCAGAGCAGCTTAAAGGATAATACAATGTCATTAAAATGGCCCAACAAAGACCCTGATGAAACACTTGATTACAGTATTGATTGGTCCCGTTTTCTTGGGGATGCAACTATATCAAGCTATATTTGGTATGTAGATGCAGCAGATGGGACTAAGACACAACTTACAGATAGTGGACCATTAGTAAATGGCGTTCAGTTAGTTTCGTCATCTAACACAAGCACAGTAGTTACTGCACACATTGGGTCAGGCACTAACAATAAACTGTATAAGTTTACATGTCAGATAACCGACAGCAATGGACTTACTGTAGAACGAAGCATCAGACTACGTGTGAGGAATAAATAATGGCATATAATTTTCTTGGACTTGTAAATGAAATAAACCGTAGACTTAATGAGGTAGAGCTTTCAAGTTCTAACTTTGCTACAGCTACTGGGTTTTACAATACAGCTAAAGATGCAGTTAACTCTGCTATTCGACATGTCAATCACGAAGAATACAAATGGCCTTGGAACCATGTAACTGAAGAAGACATACTAACTACAGGCATATTGCGTTATGGATACCCTTCTGATGCTAAGTTATTAGACATGAATAGCTTCAGAATTAGACGTGATGCAGACTTAAATGTTGAAACAATTAAATTAAAACCTATGGACTATCAAGAATATCTTGACAAATACATAGATTATGAGTATAACACTAGTAGTAGTAAACGTTCTGTACCAAAGTTTGTAGTACGTGCTCCAAGTCAAGAGTTCTTAATCCTGCCTACACCAGATAAAGATTATGAACTAGACTATGAATACTATCGTAATCCAGTAGAGTTAGAGCTATACGATGATGTACCAAGTGTACCATTAGAGTTTAAACATATCATTGTAGATGGTGCAATGTTCTATGCATATCAGTTTAGGGGTGATGCACAGGCATCTCAAGTAGCACAACAAAAGTTTCAAGAGGGCATAAAGTATATGAGAAGTTTGTACATTAACAGTTACGACTATATTAGATCAACTGTTATACAAAAGAATACTTCTTACTTTACTAACATGAAAGTGTAATACTATGGCTACACAGTGGCAAACATTCCCAGTTCCTTTTACAGGTGGGTTAATTACAAACATCAGCCCCTTGCAGCAAGGTATGAATGCAGTTGGTTCTGCTGCTTTGTTACAAAACTTTGAACCATCACTAGATGGTGGATATAAAAAAGTTTCAGGGTACAATAAATTTATTGACAGTGCTGTTGCGGGTACAGGTGTTATACAGGCACTAGCTATTGTGCAAGATACAGGCAATCAAAAGGTTATAGCTGCACGTAACGGTATTTATTATATTGCGGATGCCACAGACTCTACTCCCGCATGGGCAACGTTAGGCACTGCACCTAATACAACAATTACAAAAGTACGTCAGGCTCGTTATAACTTCACAAATGATCCTATTATGTGTTTTGTTGATGGTGTTAACTATCCTGCTTATTATGATATTGCAGATAATACACTAACATACTTAACTGCTTCTACTGACTCAGAGGGTAATGTAGTCACAACAAACATAAACACTCCTGTAGAGGGAGCAAGTCATGTGTGTATGTTTAAAAGTACTTTGTTCTTTGGGGTAGGTACTGAGTTAGTATTTACTGCTCCTTATACACCAGACGATCTTGATCCAGCTAATGGTGCAGGCAGTATTAGTATAGGATCAGAGATTACAGGACTAATTGTTTTTCGTGATCAGTTAATTATTTTTGCATACGATAAGATTGTAAGGTTAACAGGTGCTACTTCTGCTGACTTTGCACTGACACCAGTTACGGAAGACTTGGGTTGTCTTAGTGCTGACACAATTCAGGAAGTCGGTGCTGACGTTATGTTCCTTGGGCCAGACGGTCTACGTACTTTGAGTTCAACAGAACGTATTGGTGACTTTGGCATTGACGTTGCGTCTAAAAACATTAGACCTACAGTTGCGAGACTGCAAGACTATGCCACTGTATTCTCAAGTACAGTAATTAGAAGTAAAGCACAGTATCGTTTGTTTGCTTATGTTTCAGGTGAACGTGTCAACGTTGCTAGGGGTGTGTTAGGAAGTAAATTTATTGACCAAGGTGGTCAGGGTTTTCAGTGGGCAGAACTAAAAGGTTTTAAGGTTTATATTGCAGACTCACAATTTATTGATGAAGATGAGTATAGAGTGTTTGCAAATGAAGATGGTTACGTGTATAATATGGACACTGGAACAAGTAGGGACGGAGAAAACATAGATGCAATCTTTGAATCTCCCTATATGCCTATAACTGATCCACAAATGCGTAAAACTTTTTATAAATTAGATATGTACATCAAACCATTTGGTTCATTAAATATTGTTGCAGGTGTTAAATACAACCAAAACAGAGCAGACTACATTCAACCTGCAAGTTTTAATATTACACAAACTGGAACTACAATTGGTATTTACGGGGATAACACAACGATATATAATACCTCAAAGTATGGTGCACCAAGAACACAAAGTTACATAAACCAGATAGTTGGATCAGGAGAAACTGTAGCTATACGAATAGAAGACAATAGTTCAGATGCTTCGTTTTTGTTAGATACTGCGATATTTGAGTATGCAGTAAACGATAGACAGTAAGGAAAATAATATGGGTACGGGTTACACACGGACAGATACAGACAATAACATTGCCAATGGTAACGTTATTGATGCTGATGATCTCGATAATGAATTTAATGCCATTGAAGCTGCTTTTGATCAATCTACTGGGCATACACACGACGGTACGGCAGATGAAGGGGCACCTATTACTGTTCTTGGTCCGACTCAAGACATTGTTTCTACAGCTTCTTTACTTAGACCTAAAACAAACAATGTAGTTAGCTTAGGTGAAGGTACAACTCCTTACAAGTTTAAAGACCTGCACTTGTCTGGCAATGCTAATGTTGCTACAAATGCTACAGTGGGCGGTACATTAGGTGTAACAGGTGCTACAACACTGTCTAACAACCTTTCAGTTACAGGTACAACTACTCTTACTAATACCCTTACAGCAAATGGCAACACTGTACTAGGCAGTGACAATGCAGATACAGTTACGGTAAATGCTGATATTGCATCTAACTTGTTGCCATCTGCAGGTGGTACGTATAATATTGGTAGTGCAACTGCAGCAGAAAAATGGCAGAACATTTATATTGACGGTACAGCAAACCTTCCTACTGTAAGTTCAACTACTGCAACTATAGGCACACTTAGTGTAAGTACCTCTTTAACTGTGCCAGATAACTCTATTGCACTTGGAACTAAAACTACAGGTAACTATGTGGCTGCTGTTTCTGCAGGTGATGCTATTGACATTAGTGGTACAGCAGGAGAAGGTTGGACTGCTACAGTCAACCTTGATCTTAGTGAGCTTACAACATCTACTACAGATGGTGACGGTGATTACTTTGTTGTTGTAGATAGTGCAAATGCACAGAAAAAATTAACTAAAGCTAACATTAATCTTTCTGGATTTAATAATGATTTAACACTTACAAGCGGTACAGTTACATCTATTACTGGAGGAAGCTATCTTACAGGTGGAACTATTACCACTAGTGGTACACTTGCTGTAGATGCAACTTCAGCTAACACTGCAAGTAAAGTTGTAGCTCGTGATGCATCAGGCAACTTTAGTGCAGGCACTATTACAGCTACATTATCGGGTTCTGCCACATCAGTAAGCAGTACTCTTACTCGTGGTACATATTTAACAGGTAATAATTTTGACGGTTCGGCAGCTACTACATGGGCTGTTGATGCAACACCAAATAATACGGCATATAAAGTTGTTGCACGAGATGCTTCTGGAGCCTTTACCGCAAGTCAAATTACAGCTTCTTTTATAGGTAATGTAACAGGTAATCTAACAGGTGATGTAAGTGGTAATCTGACAGGCGACACTACAGGTACTCACACAGGTGCAGTTAATGCTACTAACGTAACAGTAACAGGAGTTGTTACAGGCAACGTTACAGGTGATATACTTGGCGATGTAAAGGCTAATAATGGTACTGTTATTCTTGATAATGGGACAAATGGCACAGATGCAACATATACAGGCAATGTAGACGGAGTAAAGTATACTGATACGTACACAGCTATTAGTTCATCCAGTGGCACTGCTACACTTGACTGTGATTCAGGTAACGTATTTGCACTAACACTAACTGAAGATGTGACTACCTTTACGTGGAGCAATCCTCCTGCAACAGGTACTTCCTATTCGTTTACACTAAAAGTAGTTCAAGATGCTAGTGCCAGTGGTTACACAATTACGTGGCCTACATCAGTTGACTGGCCTAATAATGTACAACCAGCATTAACTTCTACAGCATCTGCAGTAGATCAATTTGTATTCTATACGCATGATGGTGGTACTACTTGGTATGGATTTACGGCAGGACAGAATTTAGGATAACATAAATGAGTAGTGGAAAAAAATTTTTAATGGCATCGGGTGGCAGCGGCGGCGAGTCTGGATGGATTAGAGTATTTGGAGATTCTGGTGATCGTAATTATTTTACTGATGTTCATGTAGATAGTAGTGATGATATTTATGCAGTAGGATATGCTGGATATAATTATCCCTCACAAACTTATTTTGAAGGATCGGTTGCTAAGTATGACACTGATGGAAATTTGCAATGGCAAAAATTAATTGAGCATGACACTTCTCCTGATAATAACTGTATTCTTCACAGCGTAGCTGAAGCTCCCGCCAATAGCAATGTTATTTATGTTATAGGATACACACGCCAAGGATATTCGTCGGGAAACTCTATTATCGACAAAGCATTAGTAAGACGACTAAATAAATCTGATGGCTCTAGGTATAGTAATGCAAATACAACATACTACTTTGGAACATCTGCAGACCCAGGAACTATAATCTATGAAAATGGAGTGTTTGACAGTAATAGCAATATTTGTTTAGTTGGAAGAACAGACGCAGGAGGTGGAAACACTGCGTTTTTTGCAAAGAAAATGGACGTTAATTTAAATAGTCTTTCAGGAAGTTTTAACAGCCACATACATGGAAGTTCTAACGATGAAGGGGAAGACATTGTTGTAGATAGCTCTAATAATATTTACATAGTTGGACAAACAGGCAGCGGAGGTTCAGGTAGCTACGATCAATTTATTGCAAAATACAATAATGCTGGTACTTTACTATGGCAAAGGGCTATTGGGTATAGTAGCGGTGACTTGTGTTACGCTGCTACACTAGATAGTTCAGGCGACATACTTATGGCAGGGACGTTGCGCCCAGGAGCATTTGCAGCTTCTATAGTAAAAATTAACAGTAGTGGAACACTTCAATCCACTATTGCATACAGAGACACTGCAAACAGCGGGGCGTCTGCTTTTTATGACGTTGCTGTAGACAGTAGTGGTAACATATACGGCGTTGGAACAGATGGTGGAAGCGATGCATTGATAATGAAGTTTTCAAGCAACGGTACTTTACTATGGCAAAATTATTTTTATGCAGGAGGGGTAACTCATTTTAGTGGCATTAAAATCGACAGTAACGATCAGCCGATTGTATGTGGTTATTCTAATGGAATTATTAATGGTGAATACCAAGCATTGCTTTTAAAGTTACCATCAGATGGTAGTGGTCATGGAACTTATGGTTATCATACTTATGCTTCCTCAAGTTTAAGCTCTATGTCATTAACTCCAACAGTAACTACAACTAGCTTAACGGTAGCAGCACTAAGTGTAAGTACTGCTAGTGATAGTACTATTGCTGAACCTAAAACTTCAACATACACTGAGTGGGCAGATTACGAAATCTAAACTAAAAGGAAAAAACTATGGTATATGCAAAAATACAAAATGGAGAAGTGTCGGTATATCCGTATTCTATCGCACAATTAAAACTGGATAATCCTAATACTTCTTTTCCAAAGTCTATTACAGAAAGTGTATTAGAACGTTTTGATGTTTATCCTGTAACAATTGAAAGACCTGATTACACTATCAGAACTCAAAAATTGGTAGAGGATACTAATCCAACATTAGTAGAGGATGTCTGGACATTAAACTTTAATGTGGTCAGTAAGACAGCAGAAGAGATACAGGCATATGACGATTTATATGCTGAAAGAAACAGAAACATACGCAATAACAAGATAGCAGAAACAGATTGGTGGGCACTACCTGACAGTCCTGCCATGACAGATGCACAGACAGCATATCGTCAAGCACTACGTGATATTACAACACACTCTAACTGGCCTCATCTTGAGGATTCAGATTGGCCCACCAAACCATAAGATATAGCAAATGTCCGACATTAAATTATCATCAGACGAGTTTGAAGAAATGCTAGATCGTGCAGCCAGACGTGGAGCTAAAGAGGCACTACGTTCTATTGGACTGTTAGATGACGATGCACATAGAGACATTACAGAGATGCGAAGTTTACTTGAAGCATGGAGAGATACTCGTAAATCTATATGGTCAACTGTAGTAAAATTATTCACTGTCGGTACACTGACATTTATTGCAGGGGCAGTGTGGATGACAATGGGTAAGTAAAGGTATAATACAATGGTAAATAAAACCAACGGATACGATGCAGAAACAGGCACATATTATCATATGGGCAAAGCATTTGATAATGCAACAGACTATTCGGCATCTGTGCAAGCATTACGAACAAGCCTTGGAATGGATGGTACAAAGGAATCTGGTCAAGCTTCTTCTCAGTTGTCTGATGTAGAACAAAGATTAGTCAACGACTTTGGTTGGACAGATAATGGTAACGGCACCCTAACCGCAAAAAGTACAGGCAAAGTATATGATCACGAAGCGGGAACAACTTTTGCTGAACGACATGGATTATCACAAGACTACTCTCCTGAAAGTGCATCTATAGATTTGGCTCAAACATCTACTGAAAGCTCTACGCAAAAATTAACTCAAAGTACTAATTCAGACATTGAAGTACCTACTATGCATGTTGAGTTTAAACGTGATGAAGCTGGCAACATTTTAAAAGATGCTGAAGGTAAAAATGTTGTTGAATCTTTTGGTGTAAAATATGCAGATGGCACCATTAGTTATACTGGTGCAGGCAGAGAGGGTGTCCTTGAAGCTGCAAGGCAACGTTCCCAAGCATTAGAATACAATAAATACATAAATGATAATAGAACTCGTGAAGACTTTGCAAGTGATCAAGAGTATCAAAACCATATGATTGTTAAAAACATTCGTATTGGTCAAGGCGCATACAAAATTATAAATAATAAAGATGGTACTAGTACTCTGTATGCTCCAAGTAATATTATTATAACGTCAGGAACTGCAGAGCAAATTAAAAATGAGTATCGTAGTCGGTCTAATAAACTTAATATGGCCTTGACTAGGGCACAGAAAGAACCTTCCATTACTCCATTTGGAGTACGGTTTATGATGGAGCAGCAAGGATATGCTACTGAAAAAGATGTTTATAAAAAGCTGTACCAAGATTATAAAAACAGAGGACAAGACCTTAAAAATATTTTAAACAATTGGGGAAATTTAGCAGTAGACCAAAATCTTAAAGGTGGCCCAGAGTTTGCTAAAGGGGCTATGGGATATCTTAACAACATAGCATTTCCTACACAAACTACACAGTATGAAGATTTTGATACAGATTTTGAAAACAATTATCTAAACTTTAAATCTAACTATACCCTTCAAGATGATCCATCCTATGCAAGCTACGATGACTTTTTGTTTGCTACTACAGGACAAGCTCCAGAAACTACACAAACTACTACGGGTGGTACGGGTTTAGGTACATATGATACTAATAAAGATGTAGGTATTACTGGTGCTGGAACAACCACAGGCGGTGGCATGACAGGTACAGGAGGAACACAAGTAAGTGGAACAGGTACGGGTCTTCCGACTTTAGATAACTTGCCTAGCACTATTCCTTTTGGCGATAACACAGGTATCGGTGGCACTATGACGGGTACGGGAGGAACGCAAGTAACAGGTACTGGTACTACAACTCAACAGCCTACACCTACTAACTACAATCCATATGCAGGCACATTCACATACACAGGTTCACCTACAGATCAAATGGCAGCAGGAGTGTTTACTATGGGACAAACTCCTCCGCAAGCAACTCAAGGTGGCATTGGTGGTGGTATGACAGGACAAGCAGGAACACCTGTAGGTCAAACAGAGGTACGTATGTATCGTAATGCTGCAGGTTTAACTGCAGGTATTACCTTTGTAAACGGTCAACCACAGAC